TGGTGCTATTCGATGCACTGGTCTGCTGTCAAATAATTGACGTATGCGTCAAAATTCTGACATACTTTGGCTATTCGGTAGACTGCGGTGGATTCTAATGGTTTGACAAAATGGCATCGGCTGAGTACGCGTGTGCGCGCGCGTAATGGGTGGGGGTTGGGGTTGGTACCTATAAACGCCACAAGGGCCTACAGGGTACCATTGCGCTCGTTTAATGGGTATCCATGCCCACTGTCTATGGGATGCTGTTGGTTTGTTTCGTTTTGGTTTAAAAATTGCCATATATGGTGCCCTACATTTTTGGATTGCCATATATGGCACCCTACATTTTATGAACTGGAGAGTAGGTTTTTTATCTACTGGAGAGTAGGTTTTTTATCTACCCATCAGGAGGTAAGGGAGACACCAAATAACTGGGTGTACCCCCTCGATATACTAGACTCCCCTATTCCCATTCCCCTAAAGAGCTACTTTTTCTTCCAGGACTCTGGCCATTGCATGGCTTTATTGCCTAAGTAGTTGTTATTCATCACGTTTCCTTGCAGATACAGTTTCGAGGGTAGTGCATATATGGATATAGAATATATGAATCACTAGTTCTTGTATTACTAACAATACTAAATAACCAGTAATCTAGTATTACTAATATATTATTATTAATATTGCAAGGCATGTGCCAGTTTTATGAGGCATGCAAAGATTGCACTTCGCCCGCAATGTCTCCGAAGTCTCCCAGTGCAATCAGTAGTTCACCGGTTGTAAGTTTTACAGCGGCTATGGTGGCTTCTGCTTTCTTATGGTTTTTCTTTTCCGAGTCGGTTGACTCTCTAATGTAGGCAATGTGTTTGATAAGAACCTCAAACGGTATTCCGGTGTTTTTGTAGTGTCGATTGTGCCCGTCTTGTTCCTTTGATGCGATTACATAAAGGGTAATAAATGGATCTTTCATCGGCTCCTCCTTCTGTTTTGCGCAGTGTTGTTTTTATGCTGGCAAAAAAATACCGACATAATTGCAGGGGGTGTTTTTCTTTTGATTGTGGTATATGTGTTTGCGAGTGGATTCGTGAGGAATCCCGTACCAGGAGGGTATTATGGCTACTGTGCAAGATTATTTAAACATGGCTGTGTCGATGACTATCGGCAACAAATCAGGAACAGAGAACCAAGTGTTTTTGCCTGACGACTTTAGGAAGTTTGAGAACTTAAAGGTTAAAACCTTTAGGGTAACAAGTGGTACTATTGGCGGAGGCAATTCTAGGTCATTTGCTTACAATGATTCAGACGACAGTTCTTTTTTAATTTTCTTTTCCCACCCTGTTCAGATTACCCACATAAACGACGACCAGTTAGTCACAGCAAGCCGCTGCACCGCAAGCTTCTTTGCTCTTTGTCGAAATTTACCTGGGGCTGCTGGGTTTGGAGATGGTGGCGGAGGCGCAACAGACTCAAACATCCTGCAAGTTAATAACACAATGCACAGTCCGTACTTTACTGCTGCATCTGGCGGGGCCGTGGCAGATGTTAGTTGGCTTCAAATTAATGTTGAGCTAGAGGCCTAATGGCTGAGAAGAAAGACGATAAGCTCGAGGCTGTTACTTTAGGCATTCAACTGGGCAATCTGCCTCAGGCGACTGTAGACACGATGTTTGCGGGGTTGGCCTGGGAAGCAGAGCGAGACCATGGGGTGTCTGTTAGGGCAATGGTGGCGGCTACTTTTGCTGCCGCTAAGGTAGAAGCTGAGATAATGTCTGATGATAGTTTATCACCAAAAGATAGACTTTTAGCATCAAAACAGTTTAAAGATGGTTTCAGGGACGCGTGTCGTCTAATTTGTTCAGAGCCATTACATAAGAATGTTCGACATACGGTTGTGAGCAAAGAGGAGGACACGTCCCTACCTTCTGCCCTCGAGAGAATGTATGGAGATCAAAAGTGAACACATTGAAAGGTTTAGAAGGGATTGCTTGTCCGACATATCTTTCTTTGCTGAGAACAGCGTAGCCCCCCTACACATTGCCCCAGAAGATGGGCCGATTGCCAAAGTAAAACTTAGAAGAGTCCAGAAGCGACTTGCAGAAGCTGTCAACCGTCAGTGGTTCAGCAGGGGCTTTCTTCGGATTGTTGTTTGCAAAGCTAGACGTATTGGGTCAACCACATTCTTTTGCATGGATGCGTTTAGGCAAGCATCGTTAACGCAAAACACAAACGTCGTTATCGGTGCACAGTTAGACGATATGGCCGCTGAAATTCACAGGCGAAACCATATCTTCTACAGCAACTACCCAACTAGCTTACGTCCTGAGCGATGGGGTAAGTCTAGGTCTTTTAAAGAGCCCATGGAGTTTAGACGAGACATCCCGGAAGAAGAGATTCTTAACTGGGAAAGGGGGGGTGTAAAACCAGAT